AGGAGGGCTTTGCATGTTTCACACAAGGCCTTACAAACTGACAGCTCTTCGAGAATGGAACACAAGGATGTCGAGGCTATCTAGTCCTGAGATCTTTGATCCTGTGGTGGCACATGTCTTACGGAGCCAAGGGTTTGACCCCCGTGAGAGTAAGTACCATGAGCCCAGGAGTGTTTACTCAGTTGAGAGACTGTATCAACAACTCGAGGGGTTTGACCCCGCGAAGTCAGCTTTCGTCGACGGCTCAGACCGTCACGTTCAGCGTGGTGTTTCTTTCGCATATAAGTTGTTTGCGAAGCCAAGAGGTAAGTCCAAGCTTGAAACTCTTCCGTACTATGATGAGTCTATAATTTCAAATTGGACAGGCTCGTCAGGATTGACAGCGTATGGGTTAACCAAGAGACAAGCTTACTCAAGAGGTCTTCTTTCCGCACAGAGGATCCTTGAGGGACGCCGAGCACCTGAGCCTTGCTTAGCTTTTGCGCGTACACAGAAGCAAGGTAAGACCAGGTTGATTTGGGGGTACCCCTACTCGATGACAATACTGGAGGGGATGGTAGCTAAACCTCTACTCAACGAGTTCAAGGGTGGTATCACACCAATGGCCTTTGCTATGACCAACAAGACGATGGGTATGAAGATGTTGGCAGCCTCAAACAGTAATAAGTACTGGTACTCGTTGGATGCCAGTCAGTTTGACTCCACCGTCTCAGCGTTCTGTATCAGGAAGGCCTTTGATATCATAAGGACCTGGTTTGATATGGATGCACCTGTCTATGAGGGAGTCACATGTGGCGAATTGATGGGCATTATTGAGAGGTATTTCATTAATACTCCGATAGTGATGCCTACAGGTGAGAGCGACGTACGCGGTCAAGGAATCCTGCACCTTGGAAAGAAGCATGGAGTTCCTTCTGGCTCTTACTTCACTCAGTTGGTCGATTCTATAGTGAATGTTATCATCTTGGGAACTTTATGTTCGAAGTTTGGTTTCACTGTTGACGAGAACGCGATTTTCGTCTTGGGTGATGACCTGCTTTTCTTCACAAACAGGCACCTGAACATAAGGGCTATGGCGAGCTACGCGTCAGAGACCTTTTCGATGGTGTTCAATCAAGACAAGTCGACTCACGGTAGGGCGGACGAACCCGTTGAGTTCCTTGGACGCTTGTGGTGCAAAGGAGTACC